GAAAAATATTTCTACAATATAATTAGTAGAATCCATATTAACTTGCTCTGTTATAACATACTCACTTTCTTGGATTGGAATAACTTTTAAATATTCAGAGCCATTTTGATCAGTAAAGTTTCTAGTATCAAAGTTAATAGAGAAGGTTTCAAAGTAACTTTCTTTTATATTACCTAAAGAAACATTATTTACCACTGACTCTGTTCTAGAAACATTACCTAAACACTTTACATCCTCTTCTTTGTCTGGATCTTTAAATTTAAAGTTGTAGGTATGTGCTAATACATCAATAACGACACTTCTTGATATTTTATTTTCTCTTATAGGCTCCCATTTACCGTTAGGAGTCCAACTCCAGATGAGACCATCTTCTCCTCCACCACTTGCATCGGTGTGAATCCAGACGCCTAGTTTGCCACCACCAAGCTTGTTGGAATATTCTTCGGCAACTAAGGATTTTATCTTTAGCTCAAAATTATGATCTTTGATGAATCTGTTTCTCCTATCTCCATAGGAGGACAAATCAAACCGTATCCTGGGCAATCCTCCCTGGGATTTACACTTGATAACCCTGTTCCCTATCAAATAGTTTTCTAGGCCAGGAACTTTGAAGCTATTATCAATATCAAAAATTGTAAACTGATTTTGTGAGGGCGCTCCTGAAATATCACAGAATTCAATACCGCTCAGAATATTGGCATTACGGAACTCAGCATTATTTACTTTTTCTGCGGAAAATGCTCCTGACAAAGGAATCACACCCTCTCGTGTAGCAGAAGCCACATAAGTTCCAGCAGCATCTTCATTCCAAACATTTGTTTTGTTGATCACCGTTCCAGATTTTACACTGGATGCAACAAAATCGCCTACGTTAGCTCCGTTAAGTTTTAGATCACAATTGTAAAGACCCAGCCCAAACACATGCCCGAAGACGTTACCGCCTGTCTTTTCTACTTCAGTTAGACCCAAGGGATGTTTTGCAAAATACTTGCAATAATCTTGGTGAACTTTGTGGAGTCCTGTGCCAAAGCTGAAGTTTTCATAATCAGCAAATGAATTCAATACAAGACCACTAGCTATGGCCTCATTAGCAAGGCTCTGGGCGTTATTTTTCCAATACGAGTTCGCATCATATGCAGAGGTGCCTGATAGAATCAGAGAGGCATTGAAAAGAGCCTTAGCTTCAAAGATCTCATGCATGGTATTGTACAGTTCAGGCAGTTGACCACGATCAACATATCTTGCTGTAGCAGACGCATTTGGATCACGAGCAACAGATCCTAGAGCAGACAAACCTCGATAGGGGAAAGTGTTACTTGTATCAATGCTAGAAAAAGATCTACTAGAATCAAGACTCTCACAAATGTCCCACACTCCTGAAGGACTCACAGGATCCACAACAGGGTGGAACTTGCCAGCAGAAGCCACATAGCCCAACGTAAGCTCTCCAAGGGAAGAGGGCATGGATTCCTCCAGGGTCGAGGGATCGTAGCTCACAGGGCCGTTGAAGCCTGTTCTGTCGTAATACCCTTCATGAGGCAGGAGATACTTCAAGTTGCGTCTACGAAGAGCCCGACGAGCCACAGATCCAAGGTCAGTGACAGTAGCCACGCTTGATAATAAACTATCTGTTAAGCTATCTACATCCTCTCTTTTGAACTGATTAAATATAGGACTATCTTCCGCGCCCTGCTGCATTTTTACTCCGCTATATTCGAAGTTTCCAAAGATAGAGGCAGAAGTGTAACTAGCTCTAGTATCATCGTGATCTAAACCAAGGTACTCCATTCTGGTGCTTGAAGCCTCAAATAGATCTTCAGCACTAGCTGTTAAATTTACCCTGGTAACCGCATGTGCTGGTGAAAATTCTCTAGCTGTTCGAGCGGCCTCAAATAACGCATACTTACCATCCCCCTCTAAAGTGGTTTTCGCAAAATCAAAATCAGCACTATCAAAGTTTACAAAAAGATGTGAAGACTTTCCATTCCACAGAGGCAGAAGATTTTTTTCATAATCGGAAATGCTCAACATGACCTCATTGAAGTTTGAGGGTGTTTGTGTTGAGCTAAAGAACATTAAGAACTCGTTTAATGTTCCTAAATCGCTATCATCGGTTACTGCACTATTGACAATAAAGTTGCCTACTTGATCTGCAAAGTCTTTTCTGACCCTGTAGCATTTAAGGCGTTCAACAAGCAAGTCTACCAGAGGTTTAGTTACTGTGCAGTCTCGATAGTATTTAACCTCTTCGAACGGGGGCATGGGGTAGTTATTTTTGCCCCTGTAATTAAACAAGAATTCCAAGTCGCCCTTAAACTTAAGATAAACAGGACGAACGCCCATGGGGTGTTCTAAGCCAGCCATGTACACACCTTCGCCAAGTGGACCATTTGTTAATGCTGCATCGAAGGCTTTACTCTCCCCATTTATCTCAGCACTTAGCTTTAGTCCTGCAAAAGAAGAATCAGCTTCCTTATGGACATGAAATGGTTGCATCCTGGGGGATCCCACAATTGTATATCGCTCAACTTCGTTTCCTTCGTTATCAAGAACATAAAACTCAGGAACTGAAAATGATTTACCATTAAATAAGAAGTTTTCTGAAAATCCTTCGTATAGATCTAATAGGATACTATCTGTTACTATTTTAAGATTATCTTCTAGACTGCTTACACTGTAGGATTGAACACCAGCCTCTGCGGCAAGTGCGGGGGTCCAAGTTTCTAGATTTTTAAATAAATCAGACTCCGTGCCTAGAGCGTACCAAATTAGATTTGGAATATAAGATTCCCAGAGTTCCTGAACTTTTCCTGATACATCAAATACAGAATCAACTATGAGAGCGTTGATTGCAGTTTGTATGGCTTCCAAAGTTCCTGATTTTTTGTATAGGTCTATCGCCACACGAAGCTGCTGTCTCCACTTTGATGGAGATGCTCCTCGTAACTTAAATCCAATGAGATCTGCTATGTACTGTAGATGTTCAGGGCGAACATTCTCTATATCATAAATTAATGATAGATTTTCTATTTCATCTGAAATGTCAGCAAACCCAAACCCTAGCAGGGTATTGAATTTTCTGTGACCCCCTTTTGAAATTAAATCATCTAGGTCTGTCCCAGCGTCTATAAAACTATCGAAAGCATCTTTAACTTTATAATCTTGCTGGTCTATGTAAAGAGGTGAGTAAACTACATCAACTAGCGTCTTGAGAGCGTCAAGTTTTTGTATTCCGCTAGTGTAGGTTGCTACCACCCCATCGCTTGCGTCGAGCACAGCGTCAGCAGTGCCAGATACAAAATCAGTAGGCAGGTACGCCCCGAAGGAACAAGTTTCATTATTTCTCCAAAGATATTCAGTTAGTCCTTTTACACCATCAACCGTTTCTAAACTGTTGCCAACATACAAGGAGTTTAGAGAAGAGAGAACATAGCTTGATGGTGAGTAATCAAGTCCTCCATTTGCTGATGTATTCAGAAAGTAAAACCATCCCAAGTTATCAACGAGATAGTTGTGAACTGAGCTAGAATCTGAGTTAGATGTCAGTGCAGATAATGTGGTTATATTAGCATCCAAGGCTCCAGGCTCAGTCTGGGAAGCTGGGACTAGCTGAGGCAGCAGGGTTCCTGATAGGTAAGTGTTGAAAGAAGCACTTGTGCCGAAGTTCTTTAAAGTAGTTCCTAATGGATTTAGGATTTTACTTTCAAAAGTATATGGATTAATGTTTGTAAGCTTGTTCTGCTTTACAAAGTATTGTGATATACCATTAATATTTCCTAACGAACTTGTTTGAGTATTAGCAACCCCTGATATGGAAATAACATCACCAATATTATTGGCAACTCGCACATGACCATTAATAAGATCTGAAATTGGATTTAGTTTAGTGCCGCTTAACTCCAGGTCTTTTTGTTGATAGATCTCAGGAGTAATAAGCTCAACTAATTCTACAAAATTTGTTTTGTAAAAATTTCTAGGACTAGGTGTATACTTACTAGAATCCATTAGTCAAGTAAAACTGTGTTAATGCTAAGGTTATTTAGTTGTGCAATTTCATTGAAATCAATTGTCACATTTTGATCTAAATTATCTACAGAAGAAAATCTAACTTCATCAACTTCAAATATTTGCCTGTTTAGTTCAGCGATATTGAGATCCTGACCAAAGTCTCTACTATCAGCGTTCATGTAGCTTAGAATTTTATCTCTAACTTTGCTCTTGATGGCATTTTGATTTTCTTCCTCTTCTCTATCTATCTGAATAGAAACTACCAGATCTAAAGTTCTGATGAGTCCGTCTACGATTGCAACATCATCAGTAGCCATTTTCTTTTTATTGATCGCAGTCAGTAGCTGTGTTTTGAAGTTTGTTGTTGCCCTTTGAAGCTGTAGATCTGAGGCTTTCTCAAGAACATAAATGTCAACAACATTTGCTGAAGCGTAAGCTTTCCTGGTTGCAGCAGTGGCCTTACCAACAGTTCCAAAGTTACTGATAAATGTGTTGGCAAAAACTGAGTAGTCTTCTAGAGTCACCAGCCTATCTTGCCTTCTAAAGGTTAGAGGTGCATACTTTTTGGCATGTTCAACCGTTTCAGCGTTTGCACCTCCTGTTGCTTTACTTATATTTGTTAGTGTTCCAGCAAGTCCGTCAGAGGTAGCAACAGCGGTATTAAGAACGTCCTTCTCTAAATTTCCTCTTGTTCCCCCTCCAACGCGATACTCAACCCTAAACGATGCAGTATCCTCTGGAGAAGCGCCAACCGATCCGTCTCCGAAAACTACAGTCGCGTTGTATTCATCGTCGTAAACTACTTCAAAAATTTTATCAGAGGATCCTGATGCGTAGTAAACATTTGGAACTTCTGTATAGGCTCCTGTAGTCTCAGCGTTTGGACTTGTAACAAAAACTCCAATGCTGCCCTCTACTACGGGACCTTGAGATAACTTGATTGTTTTAATGCCTTCGGTAGCCGCAAACTCCCCCTGCTCATCGACTAAAGCTCCTTCCTGTATCACAAAGTTACTGTATATTTTTCCATCCGAATCGTCAGCTTCAGATTCGTCAAGCGTGATATCCCCAGTAGAGTTGACAGTATCAACTAAGCCATTTACGACTTTATACAAAGTAAAGGAAAGGTTACCCCCATCTTCTGGGGATACTGCTGCCACCACCCTAGAGTTTGGATTTATAGTCTTGCCATTTACATTAATATCAAAAGTTAGCTTTACATCTGCTGCTGAGGATAGAGGACCCCGCATTCTAACTCCGATCAATTCAAGTAACTTCTTGATACTAGATCTTTGTTTCGCCGTAGCTAGGAAGTTTTCGTTAGCTAACATGTCAGCCTTCATTGACATGACCGCTCCCATATAGGCGGTCAGTTCTAAGAACATCAGGCCCAGATCAGATTCTACAAAATACTTGTAATCATCTGGATAAACTGCTTTAGCATAATCAATCAACGAATTTCTGAGAGAAAGGAAGTCTGTCGCTGCAAAGTTAATTTGTGATGGTCTTTTAGAAACTGGTATATTAGCCAGCTTCATAAAGTCTGAGGATATTGTTCCTGAAAAATTCATGATATTTTTACTTCTACATCAAAGATTTCTAAGTCAGACTTTTCTAACTTTAGAGATAAGATTACTTTCAAAGAGTTGCCCCCTGCTGGCCCTGATTCTCCTGTAGGGAACACACCTATTTTTGCTATCCTGGCTCCCACAATATAATTATTAAATGAGGTTTCTATTTCTCTTCTTATGCTATCAAAGGTTGTTTCATCAAGGGGTTGGAATAAATAACGCTTGAGATTACATCCAAAATTAGGTAGCATCACTCGTTCACCACGCTCTGTTAGAAGAAGCTGCTCTACCGCACCTTTTATCATATTTATTCCAGATATTTTATTAAAAATGCCTCCATTTTTACTAGACCCAAGAGGGTAGTGCAGTCCGAATACTTCTTGTCTAGCAGACTTAGGTGCTTGTATATTGTACCTTTCCTGAATAGACCCGTAAACTGTTACTGTATTATTGGCAGCCATTAGATTTTAATATTTTTGAAGAACCCTTGTTGGGCGTCGTAATTTTGTTTCACTTCTCTACTATCTAGGGCTCTTGAATAGAACTTTAAACTTCCTACATGACCACGGAGACCACTAATAATACCTCCTCTATCTCCACCCAGGAAATTACCGTGCTGGTACATTCCATCGGTATAACCTCCACCAATAATCCATGGAGTGTAGAAAGGGTTGAGTAGTGGTCCTTGTTTTATTGTGGTGGGTCCATCAACAGTGGTGGAGGAGTATTGGAAACTATTGT